TGTACTTAAAATCATAACGTATGTTCTAAATAATTGAAAATTAAAAACTTATGCAGACTGCTTTTTTCTTGTGCAGTTTTTATTCAGGTTTTTCACGATTTCGGGCGTGAAGCCAGTCGCATAGAACTCCCCAGAGCCAAGGAGCAGCCAGTATGGGTTGATGTGGTAGTCACGGACTAAGAACTGAACCCATGACGGACGAAAGCGACCGTAGTACTCGGCAGGCTTTTCTCGCAGGGACATGATGTTCCAGCGGTTGATACCATACCGGTCGGTTATTGTCTTCAGACCGCCAATACAACCATCAGCCTTCAGGCGGTCGATGGCAGAGAAGAAACGAACTACTATATCCACATCAGCGGACATCAGATTTTTATCTTCCATAATCTTTCTGTTTTTGATAGGCACGACTGAAAACGCTTTCCAGCCTTGCCCGGTGGTTATTCAATCTTTGCGACCAGTCTTGCAACTGAGCCAGCGAGGGGCGAGAAGCCAGCAGCAGGTCCACCTCGGAAGGGGTGAGCACTGGCAGGTATTCCTCGCAGGCGATAAGGTTATTCAAAGTAGCCATCATCGCCAAGGTTTATTTTCTTTTTGGGCTCGCTTTTCTTTGTGCGGATTCCGTCCATTTTCTCATCGTATGAAGCAACTTTCTTTTGCAGCAGATAACGAACCGTTGGAACGTTTGCCAATCCATTGTATGCTACAACAGAATAAGCGGACACAACAGACCATCCTAGTTTCTCAAAGTATGAAAGCGCATCAACCGATGATTTGAACTTTACCTTTTTTCCATTTTCATCGACTATCTCATCCGTTCCCTTATTTCCGAAATCAACAGCAATGAGAGCCTTTGGAGTTCCAGTATTAAATTGTATTATCTCGCAGTAAACAGTATGTTGCGCACGCACGCACATACACATGAGCGCAAGCGCAAACAGCATTATTATCTTTTTCATATCGATGCAATTGTAACAAATAAACAACAAATTAAGATTGCAAAGCCAGCGTATAGATATATCTTTGCAATTTTCTCATTCTTCTCAATCATGAACTCATCAGCAGAAACCTCTATCTTTCGTCTGCTTAACTGGTGACCATCATAACGCTCCCCAGCCTTGTAGCGACCATCAGCGACATAGACCGCCTGGGATTCATAAAGCCAAGCACTTGCAACGTATTTGTTTTTCAGCTTTCTGTAGCCAACGACAAGAAGTATGACTGCACCAAGGAAATTAAAGAAGAGAGCAACCACGCACCAAGCAATAGCTTTTCCTTCCGAAGGCTCGATGATTACAGTTTCCTCATCCTCTACCTTTCCAACGCTGGAAACACGACCAGCACCACCAGCGGAAACATTGCGGTGCGGTATAGAGTGAGCATCGCCATAGATGTTATTGCTGACAACACGACCAGCATCCCTTCCTACCTGATTGACAGCAGAGCGAACGAAACCCTTTGCCAGTTCATTTATGAAACTTCCCATACGCTATTTATTTAAATGATTAATATTTCTGTCGTAGAACTCATTCCAAGCCTTTTTCTTGATGAAGACGAAGAAGAGCAGCAGCCCTAGGGCGACCATCAGCAGCTGCAGCGGCTGGCGAAAAACACCGAACCCGAAAGAACGCTGGAAGTCGATGCAGAATGAAATCAGCACTCCGTATGTAGCGAACGCTCGATGCACCCAGCAGAAGCCATAGGCAAGGCTGACGATGATCCAGGCAATGAACCCGAACAGCGAGCAGTCGAATATCCACTCTGTGAGTTTTGCCCGAATGCCGAACGAGAGCAGGGTGCAGTGCACCAGCATAACAAGCGCACCCACTGGAGGGATGATACCTATTATCAACCTGCTGGCTTTCCATAGCCAGCTTTTCCCGAGGGCGGCAAGAAGAACCTTCTCCTTCCGCTCTATGAAATCCTCATCTTTCATCGTTACTTAGAATTTTAGTTGATATTGTACCTGGAGCGAGAACTAAAGTTCACGCAACCATTTCTCGCCAGATTTCGTCTTAGACCAAATCACGAGACCTGTGCCGATAACCGCACCTATGAACATAAATAAAGTTGCTAGTTCCATAATCTAAACATTTGAATTATTATACTTCATTACATTATTAGCGAAATAAGCGAAGGCGAATGACGCTATGACACCGAAGACGATGAAAAGGACATTATACAATCCTATCTCATCGCCAGTAATCAATGGAGAGAAACCACCGATACCCGTTCCGCTTATAAACAGATTGGAGACACCATACAGATACGTTGCAAGCAGCGTCCTGCGGTCGTGCTCTTTAATTAACTTACTAACCATACTTTTTCATTTTGCAAAGTTACAAAATTATTTCTGTCCGACAATGGCAAGCAGCGTTTTTACCTGACTTTGCAGGAACTCATTCTGTTCTCGCAGCAGTTTATTCTCAGCAGCCAAGGCAGCATCACTACCTATTGACTGGGAGACATTGGAGCTGTTCGAACCATTGACGTTTGAACCGAAAACAGCCTCTTCCATCTCAGCAGGGAGGGGAGGGGCACACTTGTCTATTATTTCCTTTATCTTTTGAAAGAAATCTATCTTTATAGACTTGCGATTAAACTTCGCATTCAAGTTCTGAGGACTTGTTCCTAACTCCTCCGCAACAGCAGCAACGGACATTCCCGAGCGCTTTATATATTGTTTTAGTTCTTCTCCGTTCATATTAAAACAAAATTAAATAAAATTAAATTAATATTAAAACCACTATCAAATGTTTTGTAATCTAAAATATTTGTTTTATTTTTGCAAACGATTTCAGAAACGAGTTTAAAAACTCTTTTGCAAAGATAAAGAAAATAATTTAAAATACAAATAAAATGGGAGAAAATTTTAATTATGATTTTCGAACACCGTTGCAGAAGCAGCAGGACGAAAGAAAGAAGAACATCATAGCGATGTTTGCAGATTTCCGAGCAAAAGCACCTGCCGAGACATCAGACAGCAGAATAATGCTCGCAGTATCACAGCGTGTTGGTTGCACCCAGCAAAACGTGCGTGTTATCCTCATTAAGGCTGGATTGATAACACCAAAGAAGAGACGTGCAGCCGTACGCAAATAATCAAGTAGAACCAATTTAAACATTCAGAGCGTATGAAGAAGTTTATCGAGATTATCACAAGTGACGAAGTAATAAGCCTGGCAGTTGCCATCGTATTAGTAACTTTAATCTTTTGGAGGGCATAACATGACGAACGTAGAACCAAAGGTAGCGGATGCAGGCAGATACACCATGACAGAGACCTGCAAGGTGCTTGGCATCCATCGCAACACCCTGCGCAGATGGTTGCAGGCTGGTAAGATTAAGGTCAAGTTCCGCAGAATCGACAACCGCAAGGTCTTCGAGGGCAGCGAGATTAAAAAAGTCTGGAGGATTGCCCTATGATGAATGCCTACGAAAAAGCGAAGCAGCTGACCGCCAAGTGGGAGCAGGAGCGAAAGGACAGCAAGCGACTGGCAACCATGAAGGAAGCGGAAAGACGCATTCAGGTAAGGGAGTTCGACAATATGCTTTGTCTTTCACTAGACGGAGTTCCGGTGCTCCCTATGAGCGAGTTCAACAAGCAGACGCTTGCGGACGCACGTCTGACATTCTTTAACTATTTAATCAGACGGTAAGAGCGTATGGAACCAAGAATTATCAAACAATGCGAAGAGGCAATGTACGATGCCATCTGGATGGAGTTAGACCGTGATCCACAGCGACCAGCGGTTGCTAGGGTAGACATCAAGACCAAGGCAGGCAACATCTGCGTATGGTGCGACAGAACCGGGAACACAGCGGTCGTTTCGCACAAGAATAACAACGACGACAGCGAGCGGCTGGAGGAAGCTATCGAGGGTTGCGTCAACTATCAAGACGTGATGGACGACTGGCTGGAAGAGAACAGCCAGTATGCAAACCAAGACCCGATGGACGCCTTCGAGGAAAGCAGGCTCGACAGCCTTATGGCTCAACTGGCTTGACTACGATGTTAAACAATTATTATATGGCCACCTGCAGCGGCAGGGCAAAGGGCGCACGCAAAACTCATTTTTCAAAGGTTATCTAAAATTAGTTGTTTTTACCATGTAATATGCGGAAACGACAGCGTGCGCCCTGCAACGGAAGGGCATCCCTCGGCAGCTGGCAAGGGGGGGGTAAGTTTTGGCAGTCAACTGGGGTTCGAATCCCCAGCCTTCCACTAGAGTTAATTAAAAGATTATGTTGAACAATAAAAAGAACGAATTATGGAAAATGAAATTATTCAAGTGAGCGGTGGCGAAATGCTGGAAGCTATCAACCGCTCGGAGATTGACGGACAGATTGCAACAGCGCACAAGTTCCCGAGAGACATCATGCAATGCAAGAAGAACATGATAGCACTGGCAGCGATGGACGATGATGTGGCATACAACTGCTTCTACCACCTTGAGCGCACTAGCAAGGACGGAAAAACTACTGTTATCGAGGGTCCTAGTGTTAGGTTCACGGAAATCATTTCTGCCTGCTGGCAGAACCTGCGCATCGCTGGTCGCATCATCGCAAACGATGGCAAGACCATCACGGCACAAGGCGTATGCCATGACCTAGAGAGCAACGTTGCCTACTCTATCGAAGTGAAGCGCAGCATTCTGACATCGAAAGGTTACACATTCTCGCAGGATATGCAGGTGGTAGTTGGCAATGCAGCCGTGGCGATCGCCCAGCGTAACGCAATCTGCAAGGTCGTGCCGCAAGTATTGATTGCAAGCGTGGTGAAGGAAGTGCAGGCGAAGGCACTGGAGCACATCAAGCAGACTGGCGTACAGAGCCAGTGGAAGAGCTGCGTAGCCTGCTTCCAAGTGTACCAGGTAACAGACCTTATGCTGCTTGACTACATCGGGAAGAAGTCAGCCGAGGAAGTCACGGCAGAGGACATTCAGAAGCTGGGTGGTGTGTACAACGCCATCAAAGAAGGTACGACCACAGTAGAGGAGACCTTCAAGAAGCCAAAGCAGCAGGATGCCATCGCACAGCAGGCGCATGCAGCAGCCGATGATGCCAAGAACAAGGCGCAGAAGGCAATGAACCGCAGCCAAGGCAAGACTGGCACAGCAGCGAAAAAGTAGTTTAGTTTATAATGTTATAGCGTTTCCCAATTAGCCGCAGGGCAACCTTCAGGGTGGGAACCTGACCAGATTATAGGGAACCTGCGGCAACTTTTAAACATTCAGTAAAACAATGAACAAACAGAACGAAACAGACAATCAGAGACAAGAGAACACCATTGATAATTACTTCGAGAAGACCTCAAAGGGATTCGGTGTATGGGCAGAGGAAAACAATGAGGGTAGAAGCTATTTGCAGATTGCAGCCGAGTTCACTGGAGATGTAAACGAAAAGGGAAGTCCAGGTTACGATTTCCTTGTTAGTTACGCAGGCAATACCAAACTCCTCGCAGACGGAATTTATCAGAATATGAAAGATGATAAGTTCCTCCGCTCGATTGTTATTAGAGCAGCTAAAAAATTCTTAATGGACAAATAAAAACATACAGGCAATGAAACAGATAATTAAATATAAAAGCAGAGAGGAGTGGTTGCAGAATCGCTCGAAGGGAATAGGTGCATCAGAGGCAGGCACAGTACTGGGACTGAATCCCTGGGAAACCCCATACCAGCTGTGGAGACGCAAGAAGGGTATCGACCCACCAAAGGTTGAGAACTTTGCGATGGTTGCAGGACACCTGCTGGAGGATGCCGTGGCGCAGTTCTTCAAGCGGGAGAGCCACTGCCACATCATCAAGGCGAGCACGGACGACTACACCATCACGAACACCGATACTCCGTATCTGAGAGTAAGTCCAGACCGCACCTTCTGGAGAACCGGGGCAACACGCAACGAAGCGAGCAAGAGCATCCTCGAGTGCAAGACAACGCAGATGCAGATAGATGCAGACGACCTTCCGAAACATTGGTTCTGCCAGCTTCAGATGAACCTCGGAGTGGGAGAATACAAGGACGGAGCACTTGCCTGGCTGACAGCAGGAAGGGAGTTCGGCTACCGTGACATCGATTTCGACCCCGAATTCTTCGGATGGATGAGGGACGAGATAACCAAGTTCTGGCTTGACTACATCGTGGGTAACCAAGAGCCGCCAGCCTACAGCGCACAAGACGTTCTCCTAAAGTCTCCTCTACATGTAGCTGGCAAGGAAGTGACCGCAACGAAGGAGATACTCGAACAGATTGCTAGGCTCAAGGAACTCAAGGTTCAGAACAAGAAACTGGAGACCGAGCAGGATGAGATTGAGGACAACTTGAAGCTGTTCTTCGGGGACGCAGAGAGCATCGTGGACGGAAACGGAAAGATGCTGGCAACGTGGAAAGCACCGAAGGCAAGCGAGAAGTTCGATGCCAAGGCTTATCAGGCAGACCATCCTAAAGCGTGCGCCAAGTACATCAAGCAGGTGCAGGGAGCACGGAGATTGCTCATTAAGTAAAGGCAGGGCTTATGGCTAGCGTTCCTATATCAAAAACCGACCTAAGGAATATAATTTCCCAACTGGAGAATTATATTTCCCTAGGTGGGAAAGTGACAGCACCGACCGACACAAGCCAGCGGAACAAAATCCGTATGTCCACCGTGCTCAAACGGAAGCTGGAAAAGAAATTATCATTATCAGAATAAAGCATCATGAACGATTCATTCATCTTATACACATCATACTACGCTCTTATCGAGGGGCTGACCGATGAACAACTCGGGCAACTGACGAGAGCGATATTTCTCTACGCAAGGGATGGGGAGACTATCACTCTCGAACCAGTCGTGCGTATGGCTTTCGGTTTTATCGTTGACGATATGAAACGGAATAAAGCCAAGTACGAAGAGAAGGTAGAACGATGGCGAGCCAATGGCAAAAAGGGTGGCAGACCAAGAAAAAACCAAGAGGATAAACAAAAACCAATTGGTTTAGATAAAAACCAAGAGGTTTCAGAAATAACCAAACAAAACCAAGAGGTTTTTTCAAAAACCTTATATGATAATGATAATGTATATGTAAATGATAATGTTTATGATAATGTAGATGTTAATGATGTTTCTAAAGAAACAGATAATAAACCTTCTAAAGAAGGTATTCAGAGTGCATCGGTCAAGCCCGAAGCACCCGGTGGCGGCAAGGGTTCAAAATCTCAAAAGATAGACTATGCTGCCGTCAAGGAATACTGGAACCGCAAGCATGATGAGACGAAGAGTGCGATGCCGCCTATTACGCTCATGACTGAGAACCGCAAGGTAATGGTCAAGGCAAGGGTTCGTCAATGCAAGGGAGACGTGAAAACTCTGTACCGGGTAATTGACATTGCGATGGCATCTGACTTCATGAACGGCAACAACAAGCACGGCTGGCTCGGCAAGTTCGACTGGATATTCGGTAATGAGCAGAACTTCGCAAAGGTGCTGGAAGGCAACTTCAACAACGAGCCAGCCGCAAGCCAGCAGCCGCAATCGGCAGCAGTCAAGGCGCAGGATCCTTCGGCAACGGCACGTCCGAGCATCGGGGAACTCTACGAGCAAGCCAAGCACCAGCAGCCAGCGAGCCAGCAGAACCAAGACAACAAGTTCCGGTGGGTAATCCAGCAGAACCTCGAAGACTTGAAGAAGAACCCGAACAACAAGCCTGCCAAGGATTCGCTGACAAGATACTACGAACGTGGAGTTCTGCAGCGGTTGGGCATCGACTGGAAGCCCGAAAAATAACGGATGAGGGCAAAATCAGCCGCTCTGGGACGTTTTCACGCTTCGGGCGGTAAATTATAAGCAAACAGATTTTAAACGCTTAAAACAAAAGAATTATGGCAAAAGAAGTAATTGTAATTAATGAACCGTATGAAATAGCCAAGGATTTCGAGGAAGGTACATTGCTGAACGTTAACGGTAGATTATTGAAAGTAGTGTCGGATGATGATGTACCTGAACAGCAGAATACTTGCGATATATGTGCTCTTGACACTAAAGGGTTGACAGAATTTTGCCCTTGTGCAAGATGTAGCGATATTCACTTTAAAGAGATTAAAGACCATGAATGAATTATTTTTCCATGAATGCCGTGCCGCTGGTCTTGTCTTCAAGACCTCGGACGATTGGTTTAAATGGCTGACCGAAAACAGCTACGACATCAAGAAGCCGGTTGCAGAGCACGAAGGCTTCCGGTTCAATATCAAGGATGAGTGCATCAATCCGCACGTAATCGAGTATGCCGCAAAGGGTGCAGACAACTGGGGATGGAAGGTAATGACCGCCAATACACAGTTCGGCTGGATATGGGGCTACAGCATTCAAAAAGGGAAGCATGGGTACGACAGCCCGGTTGCCTACCCGAGTAGATATGACACTCTCAGCATATTCTACGGTAATGAGAAAGAAGCGGAGCACGATGCCCTGACCTGCATCATCAGAGACCTCGAGAAGAATGCTGGAACCAAGAACACCAACCTCCTTCTCTGGGCAGCTAAGAAGAAGCGTGCAGACATCATCCATCCACAGCAGGAACTTTTTAAATAGCGGAAAATATGAAAAAGATAGAAATCATCACGGACGAACACCGACATCACGTATACATCGGCAACACCGATTTCTGGCTCAATACCAAGGAACTGGTGGAACTATACAAGAAACTCGGGCGAGTGAAGTTATAAACAATAATAAAAAAAACATTCAGTATGAAACGGAGAATAGAAAACAATAAAAACATTCAGAAAATGGAACAGAAAGATATTAATATTTACGAGATATTGAAGGGTGTTGAGTATGGCACAGAGTTATACACGCCAATGTGTGGAAAGGTTGTGTTCACTTATCTTCCATCCAACAATGAAACAATCAGGACTGAGAAAGACCTCAGAATTTATCGCTTCGATAAGAACGGCAGATGGATGGAGGGAGGAGAAGTAATGCTCTTCCCTTCGAAAGAAATGAGAGACTGGAGCAAGTTCTTCAAGAAGGGAGACGTGCTTGTTTCAGAAGATGGAGGTGTGCATGTTATCTTTGAAAAGTTTGAGAATGATTCCTACACAAAATTTAGAGGTAAGTATTATACTTGGGAAGAATCATATAATGAAGAAGTATTCCAAATGGAAACTTCTGTATTTGAGAAAGCCAACGATGATGATGCTCAAACCTACATCAACAACATCAATAAATGTTTTGGTGGCAAGTTGAACCGTGAAACTCTGGAGATTGAGAAGCCGAAGAAGCCAGCGTTTGAAATCGGCAAACTCTATGTTTTCAACGAGGACGATGAGGACGGAGAGTTGACTATCATCGGCAAGCTCATTGATAAGAACGAAAGCGAGGACACGCTGACATTTGGCGACCAGTACGAAATCGAGAACGAGAAGTTCGTGACCGACCAATCCTTCGACCTGCGTATCAGCGTTAACAAGGAACTTCGAGAAGCGACAGAGAACGAAGTCGAACTGTTCAACAAGCATTATGCCATCTGGAAGAAAGAGAAGGAAGCGAGGAAGCAGCCAGCCTTCAAGACCTTTGACAAAGTTCTTGTAAGGTGCGGAAAAGGTTTCAAGTGGCTCCCAGCGTTCTTTATCCGAGACCGTGGAGAGGATTTTGCGGCTAGATACAACGTCTTGCCTTTACATAGCGGAAAAACAGCAGACTTCACCAGCTGCATCCCATACGAGGGGCATGAGAATTTTGCCTTCACTGACTACGATTTCGTAGACTTACCATTCTAGGACGTATGGCGAGTGAATTATGCAAGGCTTGCGATGCCGGGCGAAACTGCATAAATGGCATATACTGCCCGGCACGCAAGCAATATGTAGAACATCAGGTAATACTTGAATGCAATGAGCGATTTCGCAACAAGGGAGAAGAACAGAGCGTACTACCAGGAACACCGGGAACAGATCCTCAGAGCCACGAAGGAGTGGCGAAAGAGAAACCGGGAAAAATACCGGGCGTATCAGAAAGAGTACTGGAGTAAGCACTACCGGAACTACGGTACAAAGAACCGGGTAGCTGACAGAGCGATGCGTGAGAGGAAGAAGCCGGACGTAGAGAAGGCTCTTTCCATGTTCAAGAATCCGCAGCAGGCAGCGCATCTGGCATGGCTGCTAGAAAACAAAAAGAATAATCGGTCGTGAGTTCAATAATAGAGTTTTTAACCAGCGAGGACAGAAGGGGATAGGCTCTCCTATCAAAACAAATAACTTATAACATCTTGAAATTACGATATGAGAGCCGGAAACGCATCTCCCGAAGTCTGACAGCAAACAAAGAAAGCGAGGTGGTACATGAAGAAGTAAGAAAAAGAAATCGTTAGAAAATTATGCTTTTATTCATTCGGCTGGCGGTGGAAGAAGGAAGAACCCTGCAAAAAAATCATTCATTAAGTTATTCATTTATTTTGCAAGCGCAGGCACAACTTCCGGAATCCCTGCCAGCTTTCTCTATCGCAAACAAAAAGAAGGGAAAGAAAGGGGTAGGGGAAAGATAGGGATAATAACGCATGTGCGCACGTATATGCGCACGTAAAGGGTGTTGAGTAATAAACTACACCAGCAAAACAAAATAAACGCTTATGCGTGAAATTTAAACGAAATAATTACTTTAAAGAAAAAATGGAAAAAGGAACAGTTATAATTGGAATCGACCCCGACAACCAAGAAAGCGGAGTTGGAGCAGTCTTTGACGACAAGAAGTTTCTCGCCTATAAAATGAATTTTCCTTCATTGATAGATTACCTCAAGGCTATGAACGAGAGTTGCAAGAAGATTAAGGTCGTTATTGAAGGCGGCTGGCTCAACAAGAGCAACTGGCATGTGCTTAATCGTTTCATGACAGCAGTCAAGGCAGCAGCCATCGGACGATCCACCGGAATGAACCATCAGACCGGAATTCTTATCGTAGAGTGCTGCAAACACTACAATATCCCCTGCGAAATCGTCAAGCCACTAAAGAAGTGCTGGAAGGGTAAAGACGGAAAAATCACCCAAGACGAAATTGCTTATTTTGTAAGCGCAGGAGAGAAATTGCCGAGAATGAACCAAGACCAGAGAGACGCACTTCTCCTCGCATGGGTCTGTGCAGGATACCCGGTCAGAGTGAAGCCGAAGAAACCGCAGACAACCCTGCAGAAGACCATCCGAGCCTTTGATGGATAAGATAAAAACGAAGTGTTGGAAAAAGTTAAAAGTGTGCAAAGAACAAACAACTAAAGCAAAAAAGTCGTATCTTTGCGCCAGTGTTTGTTAGATAAGCACATATTTCGGACTTAAAACAGAAGAAAATGAAAACAGAAGAAATCGCACTATCGAGGGTCAGCGAGAATGAGGCGAACCCTAGAGAGATAAGTCAAGCGAACTTTCAGAAGCTTGTGCAGAGCATCATCGTGTTCCCACGAATGTTGACCCTGCGCCCGATTGTTATTGATGAGACCTTCCATGCATTGGGTGGCAACATGCGACTGAAAGCCTTGCAGCACATTGTCACGATGGACGAAGCAAGCATTCAAGTAAAGCTGGATGCAGAGCAGCGTCTTTCCGATGAGGAGCAATCCGCATTGATGGAGTATTGGCAGGGATGGCAGCAGCAGCCAACAGTAACCGTGGTGAGCGCATCAGACTTGACAGAAGCACAGAAGCAGGAGTTCATGATTAAAGACAACCTATCCTTCGGCAACTGGGACTTCAACGACCTTGCGAACCGATGGGACAGCGCACAGCTTCAGAACTGGGGTATGCCAGTCTGGAACCCAGCACCAGTGGAAGCAAGCAGCACCAGCAAGTGCAAGAAGAAAGACAAGGACGACCAAGAGGGCGACCCATTCGCAGGGGAACTACCTCCTGAAATCGAAGGTCAAGACTTAACTCCTGACGACTTGCCAACGATAATGGGCGATGGCGTTTTGCCACGTGAGAACGTAATCATTCACTACAAGCCAGCCGATGAGCCATTCCTTGCCAAGCTGCTTGGGGTTGATCATATCGACCGCATCGTCTGGAACTTTGACGAACTGAAACAAAGACAAGAAGGAAAGGAGGAAGACAATGGAGAAGAATAAAATCGAGAACATCAACCTGCACGACCTGGTGGAGAACCAAGACAACCCACGCAGCATTGAGCCACAGCAGATGCAGAAACTCGTTGAGAGTATTCTGACGTTTCCAAAGATGTTGCAGATGAGACCAATCGTCTGTAATGAGAACCGAGTTATCCTCGGAGGAAACATGCGTTTCCGTGCCCTGCTCAACATCGAGCAGATGGAAGACGAAGCTATCAGGAACGCAATAGAAGCCGTTGCCGTGAAACTGACCGATGGAGAGAAGCAGCAGCTTTGCAGCCACTGGGAGACCTGGAAGGCAGAACCAAAGGTCGAGGTCGTTATTGCTGACAGCCTATCCGATGAAGAGACGGACGAGTTCATCATCAAGGATAACGTCTATTTTGGCAGCTGGGACGAAGAGAAGCTAAAGGGAGCATTTGATGTGGACGATATGCAGCGATGGGGATTGAACCCCTGGGAAATCCAGCAGGAAGCCACGACCTACGAGCCAGCAGAGGACGAAGAACAGCGCATCATCATCGTTTACCGCAGCGAGGACGCACAAGCCGTTGCAGATATGCTTGGACTTGACGCAATCGAGAAGCGCAACTACGATATTGAAGGCGAGGAACTGAAATAAATACGCTGGTACGTACGAAAGCACGTTGAATGTACAATCACCAACCTTCAACGTTTGACGTACACAGAAGCGAAAATTTACAAAAATAATTCAGCTATGAAAGTAATAATTGACCTAGATGATACCCTCTCAAAGACAGAGAACAGAGACTACGAGCACTCGCAGCCCATACAGTCTGTAATCGACAAGCTTGGAGAGATGAGAGAAACTTTCAATGATGTTGAGGTTGTCTTGCATACTGCAAGGGGCATGAACAGCTGCAAGGGAGATGTGAAGATGGCAGAGAAGAAGAACAGACCTGCCATCGAACGCTTCTTACAGCGATACGGCATCAAGGTAGACCGCATAATCTTCGGAAAACCGCTTGGCGACCTATACATTGACGATAAGGCAATGGCAGCGCACGACTTTGCAGCCAGCACTATCGAAAGCTACAGAGGGCTGAGTGGTGCGACCGTTGAGCGTGTCGGGGATATTGTTGTCAAGACCGCAAAGAATGTAGCAGAGCAGGCAGAGTGGTACGAGCAGGCTAAAACTTACGGAATTGCCGTTCCTGCCGTTTATTGTGTGCAGCTTGGAAAGTTATATATGCAGTACGTTTCGGGTACACCAGCGTGCTGGAAAGTGGATATTCGAGTACTTAGGCGCATCATAGAGGATATAAGAAACTTTCCATCGCTTGATGGAGAGAACGACCTGCAAGGCTATTCGAACTATTGCGAGAAGAGAGCCAGCGATTCGGGTTTGGAGTATGATTGCCACGACATCACGGAATGCGAGATACTAAAGAAACGCACTTTCTGCCATGGTGATTTATCACTGACGAACATCATCGTACGTGGCGGCATGCTAATCTACATCGACCCATCGCAGAAGAAAGAAATCAGCAATTGGCTTTTGGATGCTGCAAAGGTGAGAGCGAGCCTTCGGTGGCTTGATGCAGGGCTTGTCGGACTGGAACACGACCAGCGGCTTGTGCAGTACTTCGATGCAAGATTTTCAAGCGAGGAACTGGAAGCCATCAAGATACTGGAAAAAACCCATTTCTACCGTGTCTTCTATTACGCAAGGAAGCTCGGCAGGGTTGATGTTGCAAACAGATTAATAGAACACTTTAATACAGCCGAAATATGAGAAACGGAAAGAAAGTAGGTTTTACATCGGTGGTTGGCGACCTTTTCCATGCAGGGCACGTTGCCATGATCCAGGAGTGCAAGCAACATTGCGACTATCTCATCGTTGGGGTAATGTGTGGTGTGCACGACCGCCAAGGGAAGAACGAACCGATACAATCGGTGTTTGAGCGCATGTATCAAGTGAAGCATTGCGATGGTGTGGATGATACCATCGCATTAGGGAGCGAGAGAGACCTAGACCTTTGCATCAAGACTCTTGCACCATCAATCGATGTGCGTTTTGTCGGCAGTGACTACATCGGGAGAGATTTCACGGCAAAGCATACCTGCGAGGAACTTGGAATACCTATCGTGTACACCAGCAGGGAGCATGGTTTATCGTCAACGGAACTAAGAAAGAGAATTGAAGATGAAAAGGTTTGATTTTTATTTTGGCATAGCCAGCTACAACCGCAAGGATAGACAACCGATGTTGAGATTACTGAACAGTTTTGGCTATCCGAAGGAGCAGATACTGCTGGCGGTGCAGTGCGAGCAGGATTTCAAGGAGTATGAACCTATCTATGGGGATATGGCCACGATAATCTACCAAGAAGGTAAGAATATCAGCGACAACAAAAACGCCATACTCGACTACATTGTGGAACACCTCGAAAATCAGAGAGTTGTTATTCTCAGCGACAAGGTGCGAGCCATTAACTGGATTGACCGAAGTCGCAAGACGCACACCGTTGAGACAAAGGCACAGATGGATAAGTTAGTAAGAACCGCCTTCGAACTTACAAGGCAGATTGGCGGCAGGGTTTGGGGGTGCTACACTTTGGACAACACTTTCTTCATGAAGAATACAATTACCACCAATATGCAGATGCTTGGTTGCTTTATGGGGATTGTAGACCCATCGGAACAGAAATTCGACACACTTCAGCCTTTAAAGGAAGACTTCGAGTTCATACTGCATCATATAAGCAGGGGCAACCAGACTGTCCGGTTCAATGATTTGTTTCTGACAGCTACACTCCACACGAAAGGTGGTTGCCACGAACTATGGAACAGTAAAGGTGACAGCGTTAACGAACGGTGCTGCAAGCGATTACTTTTCAAGTATCCAAAACTGGTTAAGAAACATGCAACAAGGAAGAACGAATGCAGGTACGTAGGTTCACGCATTACCCTTCCGCTTTCGATAACTGACTATTTGTAAAATGATATTGTTATGGCAGAACATTATGGCAACACGCCAAGAATAACATACGAGTTTCCCGACTGCTCAATGCCAATGGCTTTTGACACTTACAATAATTGCAGCTTTGGCTGTATGTATTGCTTTGCTCAGAACCAGCGAGGTATTGGCAGCAAGAAGAAGGAATACCTGCACAAGGAGGTTAAAGACGTGAGCGTTGAGCGCATCAAACGAATGTTCATTGACCCCGACAAGCACGGTGGAGACTTTGCGCCATACATCAAGGCTCGCAAGGTTATGCAGTGGGGAAGCATGAGCGACCAGTTCGACAACTTCGAACGGAAGTACGGAACGACACTTGAACTCTTGCGTTTCTTCAAGGATATAGACTATCCGCTTTGCTTCTCGACCAAGGGAGCATGGTTCACCAAGGATGAGCGATACATGGACTTGATCAGAGGGCAGAAGAACTGGAACTTCAAGTTCTCAATCATCACCAGTGATGCAGAGAAGGCTAGAGTAATAGAGCGAGGGGTGGAAAGCCCACAAGCAAGACTGGAAGCCATCGAGCGCATCGCAAATGCAGGGGCAGGAGGTGCAACGCTGAGACTGAGACCCTTCATCATCGGAGTGAGCACGCCAACGTACCTCGACCTTATCAAGGAAGCATTCAACAGAGGGGCTACAGCTTTGAGCACCGAATTCTTCTGTCTCGAAACAAGAAGCCCGACATTGAGGGAATTGTTGCCTACCATCAGCAAGATGGCAGGTTTCGACATTCTCGCATTCTACAAGAAGTACAGCGTACAGTCCGGCTATCTGAGACTGAACCGCAAGGTCAAAGAACCGTTCTTCAGGAACATGAAGGAACTGTGCGACCAGCTGGGAATGCGCTTTTATGTATCGGACGCACACTTCAAGGAACTTTGCCACAACGGAAGCTGCTGCGGATTGCCGCCAACGTGGAACTACAGCAGGGGGCAGATGTGCGAAGCACTGAACATTTGCAAGCGTAAAGGGTACGTGAGGTGGAGCGACATCAAGCTGGATGCAGAGATTTTCTTGAGGGCGAAACTGGATAAGGCGATGAACATGGGAACAAGAGAGAAGAGTTCGAAGTATTACACGATGAGCGCAGCCGACTACATGAAGTGGTGCTGGAACAATCCGCAGGCAGCGCACTCGCCATACAAGATGTTCGAAGGGGCAATGATACCAGCTGACGAACGAGACAGCGAGGGAAACATCGTATACAAGTACAACGGAGCGAAATTTTAAAAAAAAGAATCGTATGCCACAAGGTAATAATAACAAACATCGAGCGCAGAAAATCGACATCGAGAACCGCCTGCAGATTATCGCACCCCTATACCGCAAGGGATGGACGGAGCGAGAAATCACGGCAGAGGTTCGCAAGCGGCTCGACAGACCGAAATACAATCAAGCGCACTGCGACATTCAGCGGTTATTGAAGGAGTGGAGGGAAGAGAGACTGACCGACACGGACGAAAAGATAACAAGCGAGGTGGCAAGGTTGAAACTGGTGATACGTGAAGCCTGGGACGCATGGGAGAAATCCAAAGCGGACTATAACAGCAAGACACAGACACAAGTCGGACTGCCTAACAAGGATCCAGACACTGGGTTGGTAACGATGGATACCGTCAAGGCGATAATGTTCGATGCTGAGAAGCGAGGTCTCGGAGACCCACGCTACCTAGACATCATCCTAAAGGCAGAGACGCAGATTTGTAAGCTGCTCGGACTTGATAAGGTCGTGCTCGACCTGAACGCAGGCTTCCAAGGCGGCATCGAGGTACGATACATCAACTCGGGACACCAGTGCGCATCCAGCGAGCAGGAAGTAATCGAGCGTGAGGGATTGGATAAAGAATAATTTAACCATAATTTTGTTTTAAGTTTTTATTGTTTGAAAGAATGGCACTATTTGATGTTATTGGTGAGCTGTATGACCCGAATGCGGACGTGAAGCCAAGGTTTCTAGTAAACCAAGGAGGCACGTCCTCGGGGAAGACATACACCATCATGCAGCGTCTTATAGTGCTTTCTTTTGAACACCCCATGGCAATTATCACGGTGTGCGGTCAAGACCTCCCGAACTTGAAAGTGGGAGCCATGCGAGACCTCGACACCATCCTGCACTCAAGGGCAGAGTTGCTGGACTGGTTCAAGAATAACAAGAGCGACAGCAGCTACCGAGGAAAGAACGGCTCCATCATCGAGTTCAAGAGTTACCAAGATGCGCAGGATGCGAAGAACGGAAAGCGAGACTATCTGTTCGTGAACGAGGCGAACGGTGTGCCATACGAAGTATTTTGGCAGCTGGCCATCCGAACACGTAAGCAGGTATTCATCGACTACAACCCAAGTGCAAGGTTTTGGGTGCACAACAACATCATCGGCAGGGATGATTGCAGATTAATCCTGAGCGACCACCGAAACAACCGATTCCTGACTGAGCAGGAACACAAGAAAATTGAAGAGATTGACGACCCCGAACTGTGGCGAGTTTACGCAAGAGGACTGACCGGAAAGATAACCGGGCTTATCTTCACCAACTGGGGCATCGTTGACAAGCTGCCACCAAGGGAGGAGTGGAAGATGGAATGCAGGGGTATGGACTTCGGATTCACCAACGACCCAACTGCGCTGGAGCACGTTATTTTGGCACACGGAGAGTTATGGGTGGACGAAGAAATCTACCAGCCTGGAATGACGAACGATGACATCGCAGACCGATGCAAGGAACAAGGACGGACGAAACGTGACCTTATCATTGCGGATTCGGCAGAGCCTAAGAGCATTCAGGAGATACACAACCGAGGGCTGTGGATAATCGGCAGCACCAAGGGAGCGGACAGTATCAACAACGGTATCGACATCTTGAAGCGTTTCCGCATCAACATAACAAGACGCAGCCACGGCATCATCGGGAACATGCAGCAATACAAGTGGAAGAAGTCAAGGGATGGAGAGACAACGAACCAGCCTATAGACGCATTTAACCACGGCATAGACGCAATACGATACGTAGCCCTTAAGAAGTTATCCGTAGCGAGCCATGGAACGGCTAGGGCGCACGTATTGAGACAAAGATAACGATAAAAAATATAAAGCGTATGGATAATAACACTACATTCAAGTACTGGCTGGCAGTGGCAAGGCACACCAGCTACAAAATCGGCAAGCAGCCACGACCATCGTTCGTTGGAGGCAAACAAGTGCCCGACAATCTCAACCAGCTATCCATCGGGCAGCTGATAGACCTTTCCCAGCTATCAGACAGCGAGGAAAGTCTGTATCAGATAGTGACAACCGTCCTCGGTCTGAGCCACAAGGAAGTGGAGCAGGCTAGGGCGGTTGATGTTGTTATGCTCATCGGTTGGGTAACATCAGAGGTCGAGCGCATCAACAAGCTCTTCGAGAGCACAGACACAGCGAAGCCAACGAGACTGGAGAAGGAGGCAGGCATCGATACCCTGCGGTTCGGACTATTCGGCATGCTGGACTGGTATGCGGTAAGGATGGGCATCAGCGACCACGACCAAGTATTGAAAACGCCATGGCTTCGCATCTACAAGTGCATGGAGATGGACAACAAGAGAAGCGTGTACGAGAGGAACCTGCAGAAGTTGCAGGCAGAAGAAATGAAACGAAAATCCAGATAATTATGGCAACAATCAGAGAAACATTAAAGCAGCTGGCAGCAGACACGCTACCAGACTACACCTACCTATTCGAGGACTGGGACACAGCGGACACCAAGCTGGAGAAGCTGAACTATCCGGCAATCGTCTGCATCATCCCAGCCAGCGGCACGACAGAGATACGCAACGGCAGGGTATACGACACCGTGAACGTTGCCCTGGCTTATCTCGACACCGTACCGAGAGCAGCGGAAGGAGAAGACAACGGAGAGTGCATCGACCGAATGAAGGTGGCAGGGGCAAGGATGATACGAGCCATCAATCAGTCGCACCAGTTCGAAACATTGGAAGGGCAGCAGTACTACGAGACCATCATCGAGCGTTTGAGCACGATCGTGTCGGGCGTAATGTACTCCCTTCAGCTGACACAGAGCATAGGAGGGTGTGAGGTATGAGCAAGGGAGGCATTCAATTCGACCCCAAGGCGGCATCGCTTATCATGCGTGAGGAAGTGGAGAGAGCACGGCAACTTATCATCAACCACATTCGTATCAACGGACAGAACGCATCGGGGCGCACCATAGCGAGCCTAAAGGTGGAACAGCCCAGCGAGGAAGAAACCATCCTCTGGGGACACAAGCCATTTGGGGTTCTCGAAACCGGACGAAGGGCAGGAAAGATACCATACGGCTTCCGTGGCATCATCCGGCAATGGATGAAGGACAAGGGACTGCACGGCAGACCTATACCCTACAAGACCGACCGGGCACACAAGTATACACCACAAGAGCGTGGCGACATGAGCATGGCAGGAGCCATCGCCCACACCATCGCCAACAAGGGTTCTAAACTGCACCGGACGGGCGGCAGGGCTGACGTATACAGCAACGTTGTGCCCGACACGATGAAACGGCTGGGGCAGCGACTTATTTCATTAATCCATCTTTCGGTGGGAAGTATCAAACTAAACAATGAGACGGTATGAGACAGACAGTGAACAACGGATATTCTTTTTTCTACCCCGATGAAGTATACTTTGCATTTTTGCCTTGCATTATCAAAGCAAGTGGAAGTAACCTTTCGTGGATTGAGGTAATAATCAGATGTGGCAACAAGGAACGAGCCTACAATGTGGAGGCGTTCAACAGTGAGTGCATAACAGACTTCAAGACATACGTGCAAGCTCTTTTTGACGGACGTATCAATGCAGCCTATGATTGGACAATAAACTATGATTCCAGCGTTCTAAACCTTCTAGTGGGCATCGAGGTCAACGTATACGATGACAGAGACGAACAGCTTGCGAGCATCGACTTCACCACGAACATGGTTTGGGGCGCACCAAAGTATGGTGAGATGTGGAAAGGCTACAAACGGCTTACATGGTTTACTCATTATCCGTTCTCCTTTGGCATATACTTAAGCAAGTTGAACACTAAACTACTAATCGGTTACGAGGGAGCACCCAATAAGCTACTGGAGATTCCGACTTACGGTATGATGGACTTCAACGCAGACATATTGCCTAGTGGCGCAAAATACTGGAACATATACGATTATGATGGAGAGATTCAGCAGGGAACGTTTGACAATACTTTCGACCTTACTTTCAGATTAACCACCGGAGGTAAGCAGTCACTATTGTTACGCATCGACAGAGACGATGCTGAGAGTGGTATCTATCTGCGTTGGATTGACCGGCACGGATTCATCCGCTATTGGCTCTTTGCGGCTGGGGAGGAAACGAGGGAGATAGCCAGCGACCTGAGTTTCATACGCAACAATTTAGCCGATTATCTATACGGCTACTATGGCGATAATGGAAGAAGGCAGGGATACGAGCGTACGGATTCAATCAAACTTTGTGCTCCGTTGGTTGACAGTGATACGTTCGATATGCTACAAGACCTAGCCAGCAGCCCAGTCGTTGACATGTACCTAGGGGGAGACTGGAAGCAAGAGGAAGACATGTGGATGAGCGTAACAATCAAGGCAGGAAGCTACACGAAGAGCACAGCTTGCTTGCAGGATTTCGTGTGCGAAATGATTATTAACAACATTAACGTTCAGAGACTATGATAGACCAGCAACTTTACATTGACGGTGTTTTGATGGACTTGCCGGAGAACACCGATGTGGTGCTCGACATCAAGAGCAACCTTTTTCGTGACGTCACGAAAATGACCTCGAACTACACGTACACCATCCAGTTGCCACGGACGGTGCACAATCTTTCAGTATTGCAGCAAGCGGACAGACCGAAGAGCGGCAGCAGATACCCCTATATTTTCCATAAGTGCAGTTATTTCCGTGGAGGTGTGCAAATTATCAAGGACGGACGTTTGAACGTTCTGAGCATCGAGGAAAATATCGAGGTCTCAATCTATTGGGGTATAATGCCAGCGTTCACGAAGCTACTGGAGAGCGGAATGAAACTGAACGAACTGGGAGTGACAGACAGAGTGCTTTTTGAAAAGTACAACACTCCAAACACCAGGGAGGAAGCCGTGAGCAATGGGATATTCTTTGCTTATTACAATCCATACCGAATTGAGAGCAAAGATAACTTTGGCATTAATTTGGTGCAGAGGAATAAATATACCACGACACAATACTCGCCTAGCCGTGGACGCATCAGAACAGGTACAGAGGTCGGAAAGTATATAAGCGGAAATATAGAGAGCGCATCGAACATGATCTGTGCTCTTATCCCTTTCTTGCCATCATCAACGGCAAAGGTGCAAGCGCAAGGAAAGGGCGATTACAGAAGCTATGCAGTACTGGATAAGTACATGCGGGTTATATCCGTGAGCGGAGAAGATGAGACGCTGGAAGTATACACCATCAGAGGAGAGGCTAGAGCTGCATACCTCGTAGTGAATGCACCTGCCGAATATTACAGCACTCTGTCGCTATCAGTTACCGGGCTGACACCTATGCACGAAATGATAGATGGCGATAATAAGGAGGATTTCGTAGGCGATGATGTGGCGGTGGATGAATATAAAACGTCCCCAAAATTCTTGCAGCCATGTGTGACCGTAAACTGGCTATTGTCAAGGATAGCGAGGAAGTCGGGCGTATCTTTCGTTTGGCAGGATGATGAAGCAAAGAAGATGTTGAACAACCTCGTTGTGCCTATAATCAACAACAAGGCAGACGACAAGACAATCATCGGTAATCTGACCGCAGACGTTAAGAGCCGTGACGGACTGGGAGCACTTTCCTTTTCCGTCAACAACTCATTGACGTCAGTCACACCAAGCACTGGCAGCGATGTACAGAAACTGACGATAACGAAGGATTGCGAACTGACCTTTGATGTGCAAGTGCAATACTACGTCAGACATCAGTTTGAAGACGCAGCGGAGATTCAGTTGCCTATGGGCGTGAAAATGACCGTAACAACACCAAGTACCACCGGAGGTGAGGCATCCACGCAGGAATACGAGTTCGGAGATTTGAAGTACGAGGATGGACAGGTTAAGTACCCGGTCGTACTACGCAGATATGCTATCGATGGCTATCTTTATTTGCTTTCGGCAGGGACAAACACTATATCGCTAAAGAAGGACGATGTACTGACGTTTGAGACTATCATGCACGGAATAAACACAGTCAACATGCCTTCCGTTTATGGCGGCAAAATCACTGCGAGCGTCAAGAGTGGGGACAGCGTTCCGATTGGTGGAAGTTTCCCTATCGGCATAAACCTGCCTGAAATCGAGGTAACAAACTTCATTAAGTTTCTGGCTTTGATAACTGGCTCGTTCCCTAGGCAACTGACCAACAGCACGCAGGTGCAGTTTATCATGTTTACCAGAGTTTGGGCAAACAAGGCGAACGCCTACGACTGGAGCGGAAAACTCATTCCGTATGACCGCCAAGGTGCACCACGGAAAAGCGAGTATTCCGTTTCAGACTTTATGCAACACAACCGCTACAAGTGGAAGGAAGACGAAGAGACAACCGGGGACTATGATGCAGACCTCGTAATCAGCAACCAGACTTTGGACTATGAGCAGGACACGTGGACGCTACCTTTTGCAGCCAGCGATGACAACCGCATACCGATAAGAACACTGGATTCTTTCGGCATGAAGAATGGTGGAGAGTATAAGGGATGCAAGGAGCGAATAATGACGCTTAGGGATGACAAGGAGCAGGCGGCACTGCGATTCGACATTGACCTTCAGAACATCTTCGATACGAAGTACAAGCAGCTTGCAGCAAGCATCACCAAGGCGCACGTAATCACAGAGCGGCTCAATCTGTCGGACTTGGATATTCTGGATTTTGACGAGACGAAGCCAGTGTACCTTGCCCAGTATGGAGCGTATTTTGCGGTTCTCGAAATCAAGACCACAAACAGCGGATATTGCGAGGTTACAATGATAGAGTTGAACAACTAAAAAGAACGAACTATGGTAAGTGAAGACAAACAGCAGATTCTTGACATCAAGGTCAAGTACGAGGATGCAATCTACGGCATCATCAGATACAAGGAGAAGATAGACCAGCTAAAGGCAAGCATCAAGGACTTGCAGCAGCAGGAAAAAGACAAGACCATCACGACCAACGAGATGAAGGTGCAGACGGAAGCCATCAACGCAACCATCAAGGAGTACCAGTACAACGTGCGTGCCCTGCAGAAGGAGATACAGAACAATGTGCGCACAGAGAACGAGCAGGAGGGCAGCTTGAAGCAGCTGCGTGCCCAGCTTTCCAATGCCACCAAGAAGTATGACGAAATGGCGAAGGCAGAACGTGAGGGAGCGAAGGGGCAAGCCCTAGCCAAGCATATCAACGAGATAACTGACAAGTTGAAGTTGGCTGAGGAGGAGACGCAACGATATTATCGCAACGTTGGCAATTACTACAACTCGATGATGCAAGCAGCAGATGACCTGCAGGGGACGGAGTTCTTTGGTATGGATATTGTCAATGATACCGAGGTTAGCAACATCATCAAACTGGCGCAGAATATGGATGGACTGACAGACAAGCTGAAGGCGTTCGGTAAGACCGCAATCGGCTTGGTTATGAATCCATATTTTGCTGCACTCGCTGGCGTTGTCGGAGTTGGTATGACATTCAAGTGGTTCTATGACTACAACAAGGGATTGCTGGAAGCCACACGACTGACAAGGGAGTTCACTGGGTACACCGGGGAAGCATTGGAGACGATGAGGAACAGCATAGCAGCCACAGCGGACACGATGGGAAAGGATTTCAAGGACGTTCTTGGAACGGCTGACAACCTTATGGCTAATTTTCATCTATCGGGCGAGCAGGCGATGGACGTAATCAACAAGGGCTTTGCGAGCGGTGCAGACCTATCGGGCGATATGTTGCAGAAGATACAGCAGTATGCGCCTACCTTCCACGATGCAGGAATATCGGCAGACCAGATGGTTGCTATCATCCAGCAGACACGTAGCGGTATCTTCAGCGACAAGGGTCTCGACATCATCGATATGGCGAGCAAGAAAATTCGTGAGATGAGCAGCGGCACGGCTTCCAGCCTTGATGCTATCGGTATTTCAAGCAAGCAAGTGCAGGAAGACCTAGCCAAAGGAACGAAAAGTACCTTCGATGTTATCCAAGAGGTCAGCACGAAGATGAAGAACTTCGGAGCGGACAGCCAGCAGGTGGGCGATGTTCTGAAGAACGTCTTCGGAAAGCAGGGAGCGCAAGCAGGTATTCAGCTTATCGAACAGCTCGACACGATGAGCACCAGCCTTGATGAAGTGAAGAAGCAGACTGGAACTTGGGGAGATGTACAGCTGGAGAACATCAAGTTACAAAAGGAACTGAACACCTATATGAGTTCTATGTTCGATTTCAGTCAAAAGGGCTTTGCATCAATCATCACGGCAGGAAAGCAATTCGGCACGAAGGTTCTCATTCAGATAATGAAGGGTTTGTTCAATACCATCAACTACTTCATCGACTGGTACAATGATAGCCTTCTGTTGCGAGGGGTAATCAATGCGCTCGGCACAAGTTTCCGCTTGATGTGGAACGCAATCAAACTCGTATGCAATCTCGGAATAGACGCATTCAAGAGGATGGGCTTTGCAGCCAAGGGCATGCTTGATATTCTCGAAGGTATCGTGACTTTTGACCTATCCAAGGCACAGAAGGGATTCAAGGAAATATTCGATATTTCCGGCACTATCAAGGAAGCATGGCACGACATCAAGAACGCTGGAATAGAGATAGGCAATTCCTTCGCTGACGGATTCGAGAACACCGTGCACGGAAGACTGAACCATCTGAAACTTGCGAACCTAGACGGTGGAGCGACCAGCAGCGAGCCAGCGAGCGGAAACAAGGGAACGACACCAGCAGCAGCCAAGGGCAGCACTGCCAAGACCAAGGCACAGAGAGCCAAGGAAGAAGCGGAAGCAAAGGCAGAGGCAGAGCGCAGGAAGAAGCAGGAAAAGGAATTGCAGGCACAGATTGCACTTATCCAGTTCAAGTACAACGAGCAAGTAATGGACGCAAAGAAGCGATACCTCGCAGGCATGTACGACAACGAGCGAGACTACAACAACGACCTCGAACAGCTGGAGAAGAACATGGTAGCTAGGAGTATTGACGCATACGTGGCGGCAGGACAAATCGGAGCGGAAAAGGCGCAGGAAATGCAGGCAAAACTTCTCGACATCATGATTAAGTCGAAAGCGGACTTGAAGAATCAAGCCAAGGAGATTGTGGACGAACTCAACAAGGAGTTCGAGGACGCAGAGAAGGCACGCAAGGATGCGGACATCATGAATGGTGGCACTGGAGAGGAAGACGATGCAGCCAAGCTGGAGAGATACAAGGCTTTCCTTCAGAGCAAGATGGACGCCTACAAGAACTATGCAGCCGTGCAAGAGCAGCTACAGAAGGATTTGAGCGATGCAGAAGTCAAGGAGCAAGAGGAAGCTAACAAGAAAAAGGCAGCTTTGACGGAAGAGCAACTGAAAATGATGAGCGACATGATACAGACCATGGGAGACGGTCTGTCCGAGTTCTTCGAGAGCGAGGATAAATCGCTGCACTCATTCCTCAAATCGATGCTGACATCAATGCTTGACGCTATCGAAATAGCAGTTAACGCTTACTATGCACAGATCCTCGCCAAGGAGATTGCAAGCAAGTCGTGGGGAGGTGTTGCGAGTGCAGCAGCATTAATGGTACTTATCAAGGCAGCCTTTGCAGGAGCAAAAGCACTCGTCAAGGGCTTCTCCACTGGTGGCTACGTCCAAGGCTCTGGAACCGGAACTAGCGACAGCATCCCGGCAAGGCTTTCCAATGGCGAGAGTGTAATGACCGCCAAGGCGACTTCGATGTTCAGCCCTATATTATCCGCATTCAACCAGCTAGGCGGTGGTGTTCCTATCGTAGCCAACAACGGAGGCAGCAACATCGGCATGGATATGCTGGCGGCAGCTGTAGCTAGAGGGTATCAGATGGCTCCACAGCCAGTAGTGAGCGTTGAGGAAATAAACCGCACCCAGCGGAGAGTGCAGACGATAGAGAATATCGGCAGGTTCTAATGGTTACAGTTATTTCATCAAGATTTGCGTTCTGAGCGGTTTTCGGTCGAAGGTGGTAAAGTTACACACCCAAGGCAATAAAAGCCGCTTAGAGCGCAAAATTTTGGCTTGTTTAGAAAAATTAACTGCTTATGAAATAAACATACCAAAAATAATCGTATCTTTGCAGCGTTTTAAAACTTAAAAAATCTCGATTCAATGGCAAAACTCAGAATATACAACGACATCGACAGTCAAGACAACAAGTTCTGGTATCAATGGTGGGGAGGTGATTGCGTGTGTTTCCAAGACATAGATGCTTTTGCAGCAAGCATACCGAAAGACGATGATACAATCGATATGCGCATCTTCTGCAATGGCGGCTCTGTTGTCGAAGGTTGGGCGATATACGACCGACTGCGGCAGAGCGGCAAGAAGATTTCCTGCACCGTTGAGGGCAAGGCAGCATCCATGGCAACAATCATCATGCTCGCAGCACCAAAGGAGAGCCGCAAGGCATACGAGAACGCTGCCTTCCTCCTGCACAACCCTTGGGTTCCCGGCTGGGGGTTGGGCGACCAGCTGAACGCAAAGGACTTGAAGAACCTGGGCGAGGAAATGCAGATGTGGCAGGATAAGATGGTGGACGCATACGTAGAGCGGTGCGAGTGCGACCGGGAAGAGATACAAGCCTTGATGGATAAGGACATCTTCATCAACACCAGCGAGGCTTTGCGCCTAGGTCTTATCAGCAGCACCATTGTACCACTCAGCGCAAGCGCATCAAAACGCAACATAGAAAATTTTATTAATTCAAAACAACAAAATCCAAAAGCAATGGAGAAAAAGACAGAAGTAAAGGCTTCTCTCCTCGACAAGATTCTCGCTAAGTTGGGCGTGAAGACACTGGAGGAAGCAGAGCAGGCGGTGGCAGAGCCACAAGCCAAGGCAGAGCCAAAGGCGATGGAACTCAACACAGCAGACGGACAGACACTGACCGTTGAGCGTGAAGAGGGAGATCCACAAGTTGGCGACAAGGCAAGTCCGGACGGAACGTTTGAAATGCCGGACGGTAAGACAATTGTTGTCGAGGACGGTGTAATTACCGACATTCAGACCGCAGACAACACCGACACCGACACCGACAATGAGGGCGGTGAAGGCGGTGAGGGCGGCAGCGCATCAAGCACCGACAACGACACCGTAGCTAAGTTGAAGCAGCAGGTAGCAGCACTCAAACAGCAGTTGAACGACACCAAGGCACAGCTGGCAGGCGCACAGAAACTCGCAAAGAGCAAGGAAGACATGCGCATCCTGAATGCCGTGAAGATGGCAGGCGGTGCGGAGAAGGTGCTGGCAGGCTACAGCAGCCACTACCAGCCAGCGCAGCGACAGCCAAGCGGCAAGGGCGCAGGCGGCAACGTGAACGCTGTCGAGGAAGGCAAGAACGCCATCAAGGAGAGACTTGCCAAGCTCCACAAAAAGGGCAAGAAGTAACCAAGTATTAACCCATTAAATCAAAAGAAAATAATGGCAGGATTTACGAAAAAGCAGCTCGAGAACCTTAAACTCGAGCCTGAAAACCTCGCAAGCATCAAGGATGCCGTGCAGGAAACCTTCTACCAAGATGAGGACTTTTCTTCATTCGTGAACATCATGAAGGTCAAGAACGATGATCCAATCGCACTTATCGGTGAGATGGAAATGGTCGGTAAGGCAGGTGGCGGTTGCGACCCTACCTATGAAGAGAAGGGTATCGCCAACTCTCAGAAGCGTTGGGAACTCGGACAGTGGGAGATTCCTATCAAGATTTGCTACGAAGCATTGAAGGGTTCAATCGCAGAATACAGCCTTAAGACTGGTACAGCCATTGGCGACCTTACAAGCACAGACTTCATGACCATCTACACCGATGCACTCCAGCGAGCCATGCAGCAGATGATTTGGCGTTTCGGCTGGTTTGGCGACAAGGCGGCAGCATTGGCAGGTGCAGGTGGCGGCAAGCTGACAGCAGGGTCGGACGTTAGCATGTTCAACGTTTGTGACGGTCTGTTCAAGCGCATCTTTACAGCCACAGCGACAAAGAACCATACCACCATCGGAGCCAACAGTGAGGCTACGGCAGCAGCGCAGGTTTCAGCATTGCGCAAGAAGGGTGCAGCTACAGCAGTCGTAGACGCTATCTTGATGGACGTAGACACACGTATCATTGACGATAGCGATGCAGTGTTGCTCATGACACGCTCGCTTGCTGACGCATTGACCTACGACATAAAGCAGACCTACCACGATATTATGCCGTGGGAGAAGGTGTTCGATGGCTTCGATGTAGCGACCTACAACGGAGTGAAGATTGCTCGTGTCGGCATCTGGGATAGAATGATTAACGCATACGAGAAGGGCGAGACGACAGTCAACCTTCCACACCGTGCGGTATTCTGTAACCCTAAGCACCTTATGGTGGGCACTGATGCCGATGCACTCATTAGCGACCTCGACATCTGGTTCGACCAGAAGGAGCGCAGAAACTATCTCTATGCTACCGGTAAGATTGGAACGGCTCTCCTCGAAGAGGGCATGATCCATGCAGCTTACTAATCGCTCCAAATTTTCAGTTTAGTATTAAGTTATTTTGACAATCCTCAACACCCACAAAACGGTGTTGGGGATATAACAATTTAAAACGAATTAATATGGCAACAACTTGCGAGAGCCTTATCGCCCAGGACATCATCATCCCTTGCGAAGATCAAGTAACGAAGGGACTGGAGGGCGATGGACTTATCATCAACCGAGACGACATCGACTTCACCAAGTCCGTTGTAGCGGGCAATATAATTAAAACATTAGTTTTGAAGACTGGCAAGAAAGCATACGCTATCCGGCAGGAAGGCAGCAAGCCATTCACTGGAACCAAGACCGAGCTGACCGTTGGCACGTATCGCAACAGCTGGAAGAATACCGTAGCAGTCGTGGTATTGGCTAACACACCTGACGTTTGCGCCAATATCATTGACGGACTGGCGAATGGAAAGTTCGTTATCATCCTTCGCAACCTCTCTAAGGGAGCGGACGGAAAGGCAGAGTATCAGGTATTCGGATATGCGCAGGCACTGAAGGCAAGCGCAGGCGAGAACGACAAGTACTCAGACGATACCGAGGGCGGCTGGCTTATCACGCTGGAAGAGGAGAGCGTACCAAAGGCAGCTTACTTCTTCTTTGACACCGACAGCGAGACAACAGCAGCCAAGTATCAGAGCCTTCTGACGGAAGCAGCAGCGTAGCCTATGACATACAAGGAAGCAATAGCCAAGGTTGGGGAGTTGAAGGCACGTTTCGACAGTCCCTTTGATGCAACCGACAAGGCAGTTATTGAAACTCTATATTTCGAGGTAACACGCAAGCGTTTTGTTCCGACAACCTGCCAGCAGTGTTACCACGATGCTTTAATCGAAATTTATCTAAAACTCAAAAAAGAAAAGGCAATGCCAAAAACATGTAATTACGCAATGAAGGCAGGTTTTATCATTTCCTGCCCGGATTTCTACCATGGTAAGATTTTCACGAATGAGAACCTGACCGACAAGGTAGCGCACGAATATCTGACGAAGTACCCACACATGGAGAGTTACTTTCAGAAGATACCCAGCGAGGAACTCATCGAGAACAAGCAGCCGCCAGCAGGCAGCGACAGCGGTGCAGATGATACCGATGGGAAAGATCCTGCCGAAAAAGCAGCAGGCAGCGACAAGAAGAAAGACCTCGACCAAGCCGAAAAAGCAGGTAAGGAAGAGTAACAAAACAACAAGTAAAACGACACAAGCAGTATGAACGTTAAGACAGTTAAAAAGCCAAAGCGAAGGGTTGATATCGGCTACGTCAGCCGATTCAAGATGCAGGCATACGGATATGACAATCTATATCCGCAGAACCTCGCACGCATCACGGAAGCCAGCGGTACGGCAATGCTGTGCCTTAATCGATATGCCCGATTCATTGAGGGCTACGGCTTTGATAGCGACATTCTAGCAGCGTTGGCGATGAACCAGCAAGGGGACACGGCAGACGATTTGCTTCGAAACGTAGCGCAAGACCTCGCACGCTTTGGAGGCTTTGCCCTTCATGTAAACTACAACGTTCTAGGGCAGGTGTCGAGCGTGAGCCACGTACCATTTGAGAATTGCCGACTGGAAGAGACGGACGACAAGGGGAACGTGGCGCACGTCTTGTTGCACCCAGACTGGGAGCAGAAGAAAACGAGGAACGGAAAGCGGTTGATGGTAAACGAGAAGACTATTGAGCGCATCAACGTCTTCAACCCCGATCCCGACATCGTCCTTGAGCAGATTGAAAACGCAGGAGGCATCGACAGCTACAAGGGGCAGATTCTGTGGCAGAGCCTAGACGGACAGTTTATCTATCCGACAGCAAGCTACGATTCAGCAATCACGGAGATTTCGACCGATGAGGGACTGGGAAACGTGAAGATGCGAAACGTCCGCAACAACTTCCTCGTATCGTGTATGCTTGTAACAAAAAAAGGCGTTCCGAAGTTCGATGAGAATGGCGAAGAGGTGGAGAGCGGACAGATGATTTCCGATGAAGACCTTTTGCAGTTCCAAGGCGACGAGAACACAGCGAAGATTCTTGCGGTCGAGGTTGAGAACGAGGAAGACGAGCCGAAGGTTGTTGCTTTCCCAACGAAGAACTTCGACAAGGAGTTTTCCGTGACCGACAGCAGCGTTATCGAGCGCATCTACGCCCAGTTCCATCAAGAACTCTTCTACTCCATCCGTATTGGTAAGCTTGGATTCAGCGGACAAGTTATGCAGGACGCTTACGAATACTATGCAGGCGAAGTGACGACCGAGCAGCGTTTCATCGAGCGAGCCTTCAAGAAGATTTTCGATAGCTGGCACGACCCAGCCATTCAGAACCTAGACCCCAAGCTGCAGCCGTTGAAGTATATCAGCAGCGAGGTGGCAGGGAACAACACGATAGATTAATTGATTGAGCCTATGGGAGGACAGACAAGAAAACAACTTATCACGGTAGACCAGTTCCGAGAACTGGCACGACCGACCAGCACACACCTAGATGAGGATGATGTGAACGCATACATTCGGGAATGCGAAGATGCGAACATCATACCAGCCATCGGGTATGAGCGGTTCAAGGCAGCGACCGAGCAGGGAGAGTGGGGTGATTCAGTATTGCCCGATTTCCAGCCTGCGGTATTCCTGGACGGTGGCGAATACACCACCAAGAAGGAGGGCGATTGCAGCCAAGACGAAACCAAGGTGCAGAAGTACACCAGCGGAATACGCAAAGCACTCGCTTATTTCACGTATGCGAGGCTTTTTCGTGCCGATGGCACAATTATAAGCCGAGCAGGTGGAATGCGCCACAGAGACGATTATTCAGACCATGTTCAAGATTTGTCGAACAACAAGCAATACAACGACATCATGGACATGGCAGAAAGATATTTATCAGATGCACTCGAATATCTCAAGGCATTCACCTCGAAAGGAGAAGTGAAGGCACAGCGAGGAACAAGGGCACACATTCACGCAATAGGCAACTAAAAGCACATAAGACATGAACGAGGATATTCAAAAAATGCTCCGTATGGCAGAGCTGATACGAGATGCAACGCAGGTTGGAGAAAACACAGCGGTGCGTGTCGGCACGGAAATTTACGACATCGTTGTCGAGTTAAGCAGGATGCTTGCCATGATGGACGATAAACTGGAGAACGATGCGGTCGTTAGGATTATCAAGAGTGAACTCGCCAAGATAACAATAACGGAAGCGCAAATTGCGGATGGGGCGATAACGGCAGCGAAGCTTGCCGATGGCTCTGTAAAGAACAGACACCTAGCATCCAATTGTGTAACCTCAGATAAACTGCAACCGGGAGCGGTCAAACACGACCATCTGACCGAGGACTGTATATCAACTGGAAACATCAGAGACGGCAGCGTGACAGCAAAAAAACTCGGCACGGACATCTACAAGGATATTTCAAACAGAGTGACCGACATCGTGACGAAGGACTTCCCTCCAGCAATCACGGAGGAACAGATAACAGATATTACTAGTAAATAACAATTTAAAACAATAGATTATGCAATTTTTAGACGCAATTGGACTTGCTTCCTTTTGGAAGAAGATTAAGAACTGGGTTAATATTAATTATTTATCATTAACTGGTGGTACAATTAGAGGAAGTGTGTCTTTTCTTAATGAGGCAGACGGTGGTAAGTCTATAAGAATAGACCCATCCAATATTACTAATAGTAGGTATGGGGTTAATTATCTTTTTGCAAGTGGAAAAATGATTCCTATTGGTGAAGCTAATGGTGTCGCAGGACTTGATTCAAATGGCAATGTTCCATTAGACCAATTAGGTAATCTTGATACTACAGTTGCAGAAGTGGTAACTGCTCTTCCTACAACTAATATTAAGAAGCATATTTATCTTATTAAAGATGCTAGTGGTGTTACACAGAATCAATATGAGGAATATATTTATACTGGTGATACCAGTGCAACTTATGATGCTTCAAAATGGGAGAAGCTAGGAGACTTCCGTGCTACAGTAGACCTTGCTGATTATGCTAAAAAGAGTGAGACAGTTAACTTGAGTGAAATAGAAGTGACCGAAAACGTTATCGCTATTACACCAGAAGGACAGAAACTAAAGCAGGTTATACGTTTCCATGCTATAAAGGGTGGCACTTTTGTAGACATAGCACTTAAAGATGCCACATCAAATATGGCAGGCTTCATGTCTATATACGACAAGAATAAACTTGATGGAATTGAAGACAATGCCAATAACTATTCCCTTCCACTTGCAGCCAATGGCACACGAGGAGGTATTCAAGTAGGCTATGCTGCCAACGGAAGAAACTATCCAGTGCAGTTGAGTGGGGAGAAGGCATATGTTAACGTTCCATGGACTGACACAAACACCACATATGACTTGTCGCCTTATGCTAAGACAGCAGACGTAAATGTAGCTCTATCAAAGAAGGTTGACGTGGTAAGCGGAAAGGGACTTTCTACCCACGACTTCACTTCAGCATACAAGTCCAAGCTTGATGGAATAGCTTCTGGTGCAACTGCAGACAGCGCAATCCCAATATCGGTAATTGATGCATTAAATTAGAAAGGGGGGGTTGTATGAATTTCTTAGATGAAAGTGGACTAAAGAAGCTTTGGGCGAAAATAAAAGCAAGTTTTAACACAGCTATTGTTAGTAATTCTGATTATAAAACTGAACTAGACAACGAAGGACGTATAAGTATTCCATTTGTCGCAAATCATCAGATTGTTAAAATGGATTTTTCACAGAATATCAACGTATACGATTGGTTTCAAAAGGCATCGAAAGGAGGCATCCTGGAGGTAGTCTTCGCAGGAGCGCAAGGAGGTAACACTTTTTGCTATAACAATGGTAATAGCTACATGTATAAAATGTCAATATTATCATCATCTGGTCCAATTCTTAATAATGCTGGATTTTTGGCAACGGCATACAATACCTATGCACGCTTAATCAAGACAGATGATAATAAACTTGTTGTTGCAGAGTTTGTTCAAAACAAATAAAATTGTATAAATAAAATAAATTATTATGAGAAATAAAACAGGTAGAGCAAAACCAGTAACTCCTAAAGCAGGAGTTACTAAGACCTCAAGAAGATATGCTTGTGGTGGTAAACTTGAACTCCAAGTAGCTGACTTTGGAAATTTAAAAATAAGACGATATGAAGAAGAATAAGAAACAATTACATGAAGCACTGGCAGTGCTTCTTACCAAACTATCATCGGCAAGGGACAATCCCCTGCTGATGGATAACTACGCTGTAAAAGCCTTGCGCACGGTTCTTTTGGATTTCAAGGAATCGGGCGAGCTTCACGAAGCATACAAGGAGCAGATACAATCCACGCTGGAGAGTGACAACCCCTGGGTAGCTATGATGATGAAGTCAATTGGCGCAGATCCTTCTATAAAGAAGAGCATGACCGATGAAGCCATTGACGGAATGATTGATTCGATGTTGGGGAACGATTAAAACATTTTTATATATGAATGACAAGGAGAAAGAACTATGGCGAGTTATAGACAACGTAATCAAGTGTTGTGCCATCGAACTGCCGAGCGGAGAGTTGAGCATTACAAGAGAAGACGTTCTCGGCAAGTCGAGAGCAGAAACCTCGTAATGACACGATGTATGGTCGTTGAGCAGATGATACACGCAGGGTTCAGCATAACGACCATTGCGACCGTATTAAACCGCACCGTTCCAGCAGTGAGGCATCTTTGCAAGATGGCTTACAGCTATATCAGCACGTCTCGAGTTTATCGACTTGCCACGGCACAAGCGACCTTGCTAAACAAGGACGTTGAGCCGATTTGCATTTAAGAAACAAAAAGAAAATAACCAAAAGCGTTCTTTGACAATAATTCGATAAATACCCCTGCACTAACTTTTTGGAGCGAGCCAAAAATCAGAGTAACTTTGCAGCGGATTCCAATATTTGGCTTCCGTAACGTAATTAACTCAAAATTTTATGGCAGACACTATCGAGAAAGTTTATTGCACTGGGGACGGTGGCAATGACAACCTAGCAGCAGCGTTGCTCGCTAGAGGTAGAGACAATGATCCAGCGACTATGCTGGCAGCAATGAACGGTGGTATGGGCAACTGGATGAATAACCCGTTTGCCTATATGATGATGATGGCTTGGATGCGAGACTGGAATAACCGTGGCGGCAATTTGCAGGACACGGAATTGCAGAATCAGATTGCGAGCCTTCGCACACAGATGCAGGACGGCAATAATACGGCTCTCCTGATGGACGCAGTGAAGGGCAACAGCGTTGCTCTTGGTCAGCTGGCGCAGAATCTTAACTGCGATATGAACCAGCTGCAGAATGCAGTCTGTGGCGTGCAGGCAGCAATCCAAAATGTAGGCGGCAAGGTTGGTTTCAGCGCAGAGCGAGTAATCAACGCAGCGAACCTCGGAAACCTCAACATCATCCAGCAGTTGAAGGACTGTTGCTGCACCACGCAGCAGAACATCAATCGTATGGGCTACGAGAACCAGTTGGGGCAGAAGGACATCATCAACGCAATGCAGCAGGGGTTCTGCTACACCAATACTGGGCTGGAGCGAGGTTTCAGTAACCTCGGCAACCTCATCCAGACGGTCGTTTGCGACTTGAAGAACTCGGGCAAGGACAACACCCAACGCATCGTTGACGTTCTCAACAACCACTGGGAGCAAGACCTTCGCATCCAGCTGGAGGACAGCAAGCGCAGAGAGCAGACTGGTTTCATTATCCAGCAGCTGAAGACCACCACAACCACCACTGGAGCGTAGGCGGTCTAACAAAATCTATCAAGGGGCAACTCGCTGTTCTATCAGTGAGACCCCTTTTTGTCTATTTATCGAATTATCTAAAAAGAGCGCATCATGGAATTTAAGAATATACAGAGAAATCACCCGGTCTATCTGCTAGACAAGCAGACGGTGGAAGTTAAGGAAGGCAAGGTCGTAGACAACCAGCCTCACATCAACACTGGCATCGCAACCATTTCCAGCAGCGGACAGCCAATGCGAGACGTAACAATCGAGGTGGAGGGAAAGCAGACCATCTACACCATACCCGAACACCTCGGAGTTACCTTTGCAGGCGAAACCGTACTGGCAACCGACAAGGCAGACCTTTTGCCCGAAGTTGGGAAATTGGTAAATGAAGCCGATGAGATAATCAAGGCATACGAGCCAAGCAAGGAGCGGAAAGCCAAGGGCGAGGAACTGCTTGCAGCTTTGAACCCGGCAATCAAGGAGAAGCAGGAAACCGAAAAGCGTTTCAAGGCACTTGAGGGCGATATAAGCGGCATTCGTGGAATGGTTAAACAGTTACTCGACAAACTAGGATAGGAGGGCGCACAATGAAGAAAATAATCGTTATGCGCCATTCTTGCGACAGCGAGGAAGAGCGACACCAGCACCAAGAGAGCGACATCATCCACAGCTTACCATACGAGAAGGCAGCAAAGGCACTCATGGGAGCCAGTGGGTATGTGGCATACGTTGCCAAGCACGGCTACCACTTCACGAAGCAGCTAGCAATTAAGGCAAGCGAGCAGATGAAGAACGTAGACGGAACGAGCCACAGTTGGACGGTAGACGAAATCCGGCTTGCGACAAACAACGAGATAATCTCAAAGGGCACGACCCTCGGGGATATTCTCTATTTGGCAAATATGGCTTATGCGGACTTCTATCCAAAGGTAATCAAGACTGAGAGCGACTGCGTACAGTATGCTATTGCCGTAGCCAGTGATCCAGACGGATACGAGGGTATGGCATTCTGCAGGTGGACGGCAGACATCATCGGAAAGGGTGTGACCATCGACTGGGAAAAATTGGAATAACCAAAAAAAATAAATTGATATGAGCGAAGTATTTCACGATTTTCAGGTGCACCACCTTTATTTGTGCGCCCTAGTAATTTTTATCTGTTTTGCTACCATACTGGTTGCCATGACGATTGATTTAATCGCTGGAATCCAGAAGGCGAAGGAACTGCATGTTGCAAGAACGTCAACCGGATTGAAGAAGACGTGCGACAAGGCGAAGAAGTATTTTCCGACATTCGGTATTGCTTCGCTTATGGACGTGGCTACGTGTATTATCTCTCCCTTCCCTATGTTCGCCATTGCCTGGACGGTGTATCTGCTTCTGTGCGAGTTTAAGAGCATCCGGGAGAAGGCATACGAGAAGGCTGAGATACGCAAGCAAGACCGCACTATGCAGGTGATCCTCGAAAATAAGGATGAAATTGCGAAGGCGGTTGTCGAGATAATGAAGGAAGAGCGGAAGAAAGGAGGAGATAATGAGGATAACTAGAGCGCAGCTTTTAAAGGTAATGCCGAATGCAGGCAGCAGGGCAGACACCTACCTTCCAATCATCAACGGATGGGCAGAGCATTTCCACATCAACACCCCACTAAGGATGGCGCACTATCTCGCACAGATTGCCCACGAAAGCGGAGAGTTGAGATATACCAAGGAACTGGCAAGCGGCAGAGCCTACGAGGGCAGGAAAGACCTCGGAAACACCCAGCAGGGCGATGGCGTGAAGTATAAGGGCAGGGGATTGATACAGATTACCGGGCGAGCCAACTACCGGAAGTATGCAAATTATTGCGGCTTCGATGTTGTGAACAGTCCCGAACTTCTGGAGCGTTCTCTGGGAGCAACGAAATCCTCGATGTGGGTATTCGACACCTTCGGCTGCAATGAGTTGGCAGACCAAGACAACTTGAAGGCTATCCGCAGAAAGATAAACGGAGGGTACAACGGACTGGCAGCCTGCGAGAAGTATTTGAAGCGAGCCAAGGAAGCCTTGAAAATCGGGGTGTTTGCGTAATAAACATATTAATCTAAAGTTTATAAAGTATGGAAAATTCAAGAAAAGGGCGAAATTGGCGTTCTGTGGCGTTATTTGTCGCCATGCTTATAATTACCCCACTTTTGATTTTTGGCTGTTCCTGCGCCAAAACAGCGCAAAATAACACGGTTTATCACGACAGCGCACACACCAGTGTAAGACGTGACAGCGTGAACCAGCGACAGATCCACTTGCAGGACACCCGGCAGCACGACAGCATATTCAAGCAGGACAGCGTGCTTGTCTATATCAAGGGCGACACCGTAATCAAGGAGCGGTGGCACAACCTTACGACCACCAGATGGAAGACATCGACCAAGACAGACACCATCGTGGGCGACATTTACAAATTCGTGACCGACACCGTAAAGGTAAAGTATTACGTGAACCGATACAAGACCAAGGAGGTAGAGAAGCCAGTGAGCACATGGCACAAGATAAGATTATTCATTGGCGATTGCGTATTGCTATTCCTTGCACTCATTGCCGTTAACTGGATAAAGGAGCGCATCAAGAAGAGAGTTCAGTAGGTTCAATCATAATATCAATTTCAAGAAGGGCAGGAAGCGCAGGAGAGCGTT